ATACTTTTCGCCATTCTTGTACCCTCCGTATTCCTTTTTTCATCTTACATATATATTATATATAAAATTTAAGAAAAAAGCAAATAAAAAAGCTTGAATGTTTGTATTCAAGCTTTCCTATCTTCTATCCATTACGCTGCGATTTTCACACAATCGTACATTGGGTCGTTTAGTGCCTTCAAAAGCGTATCCCAGTTAGTACCTTCAATAGATTCTAAGATAGTCTTAAAAGCTGAAGGTGACTGCCCGCTAATCAGTTTCACTTTATCGCTCTGACTCAAGAACGTGTCTTGACGAGCGTCTACATTCCACATGATTAAGGTAGGTAGCTTATATCCATTGCTTGCAAAAACTTGTTCCATTTTTGCAACAAAGTCGAAGGCGCGAGGATCTCTGAAGTATGGGTTGATCTCCATGTCAGAAATAACGCAGATAGCTTTTGGCATCTGTTCAGGAGAAATATTGTGATACGTTGCCGTACTCAATAGATACTTAAACGCTGCTTCCAAGTTTGTGCTATAACCAACATCAGTACGTCTGACCTGATTTACCTTCTCACGCAGGGTCGCGTTCTCATTAACTGAGATAAAGTGTGGCTTATCAGTAAACGTCATGTATACTCCATGGAATGGCCCGATATTACGCTCAGCAAAATAAATTGCTAAACCAATCGAGGTTGCCATTGGCCGTCCAGACATAGACTCGCTAACGTCTGCCATAACTATAATAGAACTTTCATCCTTAACATAGTTAGGAAGGGCTTTCCACTGTTCCTCGACTAAGCTATCATTTCTGTCGCTATATCCCATATAGGCAGATACCAAATCATAAGGATATAATACGCTTGCATTAACCTTAGTCTTCCCACTCTTCAAATCAGCAAGATACTGATTGAAACGCTCAAAGTCATGTTTTGCAAAAGCAGAACCATATCTTTTCATTGCGTAAGAAGGAACCTGAGCATATAAGATTTTGTCCCATGCTGCAGAGCTCATACTTTTCTCTACAATACGCAGATGCGCACGTAGCATTGATAGAGCTTGACGATATTCTTTTTGACTTCCGAAATTGGTATTCCGGATTACCTTCTTAGCCAACGCACGAGTCGCATCGCTAGAGGTATTTATAGAAGGTAGCCACTTAGCAAGTAAAGAGATAGGTTGCCCTTCAATTCTCCCCTTTAAGTCAGCTACTATTTGTTCGTTAACAACCTGCCACATCTCTTTTTCCGCTGGAGTTCCAACAAGAGTGAAGACAGAGTCCCAACGATTGAAGTAAGGAATCAGTCCAATATTGAGCTTTACGATATCTGGATAGTTTCTCGCAAGCCACTTCAAACATATACGGAAAGTTCTGCGCTCTCCTAATCCACCACGCACGTTTCCTGCGTAGAATAACATCTTTGTTGCAAGCAACTTATCTTGGTTAAATGCCGCAGCAAACTTATCCTCAATATCTTGCTCTGTCCGAGGGCGTAATGCCCCAATTGTTCCGAATAAATCAAGCAAAGCATTTTCTGTCGTGCTATATGCAAGTGCTCCATTTTCCGTATATTTTACATTTGCTTCTCTCTGCATTGCAGTTTTAAAATCCATAGTTGTTTTTCTCCTTTTTATTTTAGAATAAAAAGCCAAGACGCAAAATTGGCACCAGTTCAAATAACAGGTAAATTAGTTTTGCTGTACGCGTCTTCAACTTTATAAATAAATTATATCGTATTTTTGAGATATTTTCAAATTTTAATCGTTTGAATATTCGACGAATTTATCTACCTTAGTTTTCACAAAATCAATAGTTCCTATTAATTCTTCGAATTTCTCTCGAATAATTTGCTCAGGCACATATCGGTCTCTTTCTCGATTGCGCGCCAATGCTGTTTTAAGACTGACTTTAACATAGCATAATTCTACATAATAGCCTAATGATTTCGCATAATCAATTAATCGAAGTGCATAAAAGTCATTTGAGTTTGTTGAATCATATAGAAAACTTTCGTCATTTTTAAAGCAATGAAGTATTGTTGCAGTTTCAAGTTCTTTACTAAGATTGTGTAGAGTTTGAGAATCTACTCGAACTCCATCCTTTACTAATTGAATCTTATATTCATCACAATCAATCACTTTATAGTCTTGATAGTGTTTCTTGCGAATAAAAGTTTTTCCACTCGCAGGAACACCTGCCATCATAACTAATCTTTTCATATGGCGTCCGCCTCTCTAACTTTAAAACAAGTATATCGTAATTTTAAAAAAACTTCAAATTTTCACTCTACGAATTTTTGATGATTAAAATCAAAATTTCCCTACATTATATATAACGCGCGCAGGCGTACGCGCGGGATTATATTATAAAATTTAAAAAAAGTCAAAAAAAAAGAACGCTTACGCGCTCTTTATTTTAATTATTCCTTTATTTCTGCGTCGCCTTCAGCAATTGTTGTAATTGTGCCGTTAGTTACCGAAGTAGTAACCGAAGCACCAGCCTTTACTTTACCTATAACCTCTGAGACTGCAGAGCTTCCACTCATTAGAGTAAAGCCAGTAATGGCAGTACCTAAAGGAGTTGCTGCTCCATATAGTCCAAGACCATAGATAATATCAAGGTTAAATCCAAATGCTAATGCGAATGCAAATATAGCAGATATACCCATAGTGATATAACTACCATATGAAAGATTACTCCAAGTTGGCTTAAATCTATCAATGATATACCACATTACCATACTAAGGCCGAGTATTAAAACTAACATTTCCATTATCATAGTTCCTCCTTATTATCCTTCCCATTTTCCGCCAAGAGCAACACAAGTCTTCGGACCAACCACACCATCTGTAGTTAGCTTCTTAGCTTTCTGAAACGCCTCAACAGCGGCTTCTGTTTCTGCACCAAAGTCTCCATCTGCTCCATACTTAGGGAGTTTATATCCTAAAACGATTAAACGTTTCTGAACATCCTTAATATCGTTGCCATCTTCTACACCTCTCTTTAAAACTCTCTTTAAAGTAAAGGCATAAGTCGTTGTTGTTTTTGGTTGAGCTGTTTCTAGTGCTGCCCAAGTTTTACTTCCAACAACACCATCTACAGTTAATTTATTATCCTTTTGGAATTCTCTAACTGCACCATCTGTCTTTGGTCCGAAACTACCATCAACCTTACCTACACTTGTATATTTTAAATCTACAAGTCTTTGCTGTAGCATTTCAACCTCGTCACCCTTATCACCAATTCTCAAAGTTGGCTTCTTTGGTTCAGAAGGTTTTGGGATTATTGGTTCTTCTTTGTCCAGCATCTTATTCCATTCAGCTTCACCACAAATACCAGTTACAGGTAATCCTACTTTTCTCTGATATTCCTTTAAAGCTGCTTCGGTTTTAGAACCAAAAGCTCCATCCCAAGTTAATGTTGAACCAACTTCGAAGTTAAGTATTGCTTGTAGTCTTTTAACTGCAAGTTTTTCCTTCGAACCTTTTTGCAATACTTGTGTCGCTAATGACTGTACATTATCCTTTAATCGAATAATCGCACAAATGCGAGAGCGTCCCCAAGTAATTGGAACAATACAAAGCTTTTCTCTATTATTCGCTGTATGAATATAGTGCGATTCATCTAATACAGTAGCTATATGGGTAATCTTGTTCGCGCGCGAAGTGCTAGAATCAAAGTTGAAGAATACTAAATCTCCAGGCTGCGCCCCATAAGTTGTACATAGATTAGATGCACTAGGTAATTTCTTACCAATATCTGACTCTTTGCTTGGATAGATTAATTCATATCCTTCTGCATAGACCTCATAGCAGCTCGTTAATAGTTCTTTACCTTTGTCACTTAGTAGTGGGAAACCTGCAAAGGACATAGCCATAGCCTGCAATGAAGAACAGTCTCCGCTACCTTTTTTATATGGTCTATAACGGTATGTTTTTGAATAATCCATACCAAGCAAGAATTTCTCAAAGGCTAATTGACGTTCAATTATCTGACTCTTGTTCATATGTTTCCTCCTCTACACCTTCGTCACCCTCTACAAGAACTCCAAATTCGTTTTCATCCATTATTCTTTCCTCCTTTTGACCTCTTGTATCCAGCTATAAAAAAGTGAAAAATTCTCGACGACACTCATTAAAATTCGGAAATTTGATTTTATTTTGTTTTTATGGTATACTTTGATTAGAAAGTGAAGGAGTATATAATATATGATAGAAAAATTAATTCCACATAGTTTCCAATTGATTGATAATCCTAATAAGTATAGTCATCAAATATGGAGAGATTTAGATAGGAACTATAATATTCTAGTAAATAGAGTAAATAGTTTTATTAATCCAGAGAAAGATACAATTGTAATTGAGAATATTGATAATTCAATTCAGAATTATGTTTTATTTCAGATTCTCTCAACTATCTCTTCAATTAAAGATGTTCCTATTGTTGTTATTCGTAAATACTTTAAGAGAGTTCCAAAATTTATGAAAACAAAAGGATCTCATGTTGAATTCTGTAGTGAAAGAGGAATTGAAAATAAAGGATTAAATAAAATCTCAACAAAAATCTTTTCTCCATTTATGTTACACAATTGTTTAGATGGAAAGTTTAGTGATAATAGTTTTTCAAAAATCACATTCTATCCTTTTAAAGATTTTCCACTACAAACTCTTGAATTAGTGGCAGAGAAGTTTTTTGGATATACTACCAAAGAAGAAAAATGGGAATCTTTCTATAACAATATTCTTCAAGGAAATACTACCCCAGAAATCTTACAAGCATATAAAATCTTTCATAAGACTAGTTGTAGTATGAGAGTTATACTTGTACATGAAATAGAAGACATTGTGACTTTTGCAAACTTTCTTAATTTTAATGCTAATGTTTTACCTATCTATGTAGGTAAGGAAATTAATCCTACATTAGTCAATTATTACATTAAGAATATCAGTCAAAGAGTTCCTAATGATTATAAGGGATTTGATGACTCTGAGATTGAAAAATTTGCAGAAGATTTAAAGCAGACAATAAAACATAATGTCTGTGGAGAGTTAGGTTGTGCGCCCTTACCAATTAAACAATCAATTGAAGCGTTTTTAAAAACTTATGATATAGGAGAAGAAGTTAAACAGTATGGAAAAGTATAAAATATACACAGACGGCGCGGTTTCAAAGAACGGACAAAAGGACGCAATCGGAGGATGGGCATTTGTAATTGTTGACTCTGACAATAATTTAACAAGAGCGTACTCTGATTATAAAAATGGTGCAACAAATCAACAGATGGAATTGGTTGCAGTAATTGAAGCTTGTAAAACAGCTCTAGAAGAGCTATACTATGAAGGAGAGACTGAATCTTCTTTTTCCATTGATGCTAAGTTCACTATCTACAGCGATTCTGCATATGTTATCAACTGTTTTAAACAAAATTGGTGGAGTAATTGGCAATCTAATGGATGGCGCACTGCCAATAAAAAATCAGCAGTAGCCAATAAGGAACTTTGGCAACAACTTATTCCATTCTTCCAAAATCCATTATTTGACTTCCAAAAAGTGGCTGGTCATAGTGGCGATTATTGGAATGAGATGGTTGATGGATTAGCAGTATCAGCAAGACAGGGGTAAAATGGTAAACATAATAATTCCAGCATGGAACTGTGCGGATACCTTAGGAAAAGCCTTATCCTCTCTTATGTCTCAAACTAAATCAATGTTTATCGTTACAATAGTAAATGATAATAGTGATGAAGAACTGGATGAGATAGTGGAGCAGTATAGAGCTTTTCTTAATATTCGTTATATTAAGAATAAAGAGAACCTTGGGCCGGGGCCAGCAAGACAGATTGGTATTGACTCTGATAATCAATGTGACTATGTAATGTTCTTAGACTCAGATGATATTTTATATCCTCGTGCCGTAGAAATATTATATAGAGACGCTAAGCTTTATGGAGTAGATGTAATCTATTCAAATATTGCAGTAGAGCGTGGTGGTGCCTTAGTGGGATCTTTAAGTCTCGGTAAAAATACAACTTGGACACATGGAAAGATTTATCGTAAAAAATTTTTAGTTGAGAACAATATTCGCTTTCCAGATACTCAACTGTATAATGAAGATTCATATTTTAATTTAGTATGCAATCTATTAGCTAAAAATAAACGATTCATTAATGAGACAACTTATTTATGGAGAAACTGTAAAACATCTCTTACCCGAAGTAAAGATGGGAAGTTTATTTTCGACCATAATATAGATTACTTATTAATGCAAATTTGGGCACTAGAGAAAGTAATTTCCTCTAATATTACTAACGAGGCATTAGGAGCTACTATAGCTAATATCTTTAATGCCTATCAAATTGAATTAATTATTGATGCTGAGAATTTAAAGAGATACAACATAAACGAAAAGTTAAGAAGTCTCTTTTCTAAATCAGAAATAACAACATTAATTCACAACTATAAAACTCACGAATATATAATTAAAAATTTAAAACAAGGTCATGATGGTAAGGACTATTTCTACTTTAAACAATCGTTTAAACAGTGGTATAGTCTATTAGATTTACCAGTATAACTTGACTTTATTTTTATTTTATTATATAATATTAATGAAAGGAGAAAAGTATGGAATTAAAAGATACCGGTGACCGTCAGGTTTTTGGAAATGGAGCAATGAGAGATATGGGTGGAGATAAGGGAAGATGTGATTTACTTCCACTCAATGTTGTAGCAAAATATTTGGATGATGAATTCTTGGCTCACATTCATGAGTATATTGTGTCAAACAATGAAGAACATTTAGAGACTGCATTATCAATTTTCTGTGATCAGGCTTATGATGGAGATGGAGTAAAAATGTTCTTAGAAGTCGCTAAACACTATGAAGCTGGCGCCAAGAAATATGCTGATCGAAATTGGGAGAAAGGTTTACCAATTTGGAACTTTATTGATAGTGGTGTTAGACACTATCTAAAATGGTTTGATGACTGGAAGGACGAACCACATGATAGGGCCGTAGTATGGAATGTAATGGGCGCCCTATGGACAATTTATAAAGAAGAAAGGATAAAAAATGATTCAGAACATTAATTTCTTTGAACTAGAATCTGAAAGATATTGGAGTTTTCCTAAAACATATACTAAAGAGAGAATTCAAAGGGAAACTCATCAGATGATTTTTTCTGGCGACTACGCTGGAGGAAGAAAATATGACGGACATTATTTCCGTTTTATAAAAGATATGGATGGAACTGCGGCATTACAGAGTCGTTCGCGTAATGTTAATGGCATCTTCCTTAATAAATTAGGACACGTGCCTCATCTTCAATCATTCTTTAATTTAATTCCAAATGGCTCCTGCCTTCTTGGAGAATTATACTTTCCTAAGAATGAAGGTTCTAAAAATGTTACAACAATTATGGGTTGCTTAGAATCTAATGCCATTTCCAGACAAGAAAAAGGAGAAAAGCTGAATTACTATATCTTTGATATTTGGGCTTGGAATGGAATGTCTTTATTGGATAAACCAGCGGAAGATAGATTCGATTTCTTAATGCATGGCCCTATCACACTAGCAATGGAGCAGTCCCAGAATCTCTATGTTCAATTAGCAGAGTATTTTGAAGGAGAAGAGCTATGGGAAGAAATCCAAAAGATACTTGAAGAAGGTGGAGAAGGAGTAGTTATCACTCGTAAGAATGCAAAGGCAGAGCCTGGCAAGAAAACTGCGAGAAAGACTCTCAAAATTAAAAAAGAACTGTCTGATACGGTCGACTGTGTTTTAACTGGCGGATATCGTAAGCCGAATCGTCTTTATACAGGAAAAGAAATTCAAACTTGGGATTTCTGGGAAAATATTAAGACTAATGATAAAGTGCTTGGAAAGCTATATAAAGCGTATGCTGCTGGCGAGCCTATTGAACCCGTTACAAAACCATATTTTTATGGATGGGCAGGCTCACTGGAGATCGGTCTCCTCCGAGGAGATAAAATAGTGCCAATTGGATTTATTAGTGGTGTCTCTGATGAGGTAAAGCGTGGGATTGTGGAAGAATCAGAGAAGTACAAGGGTCGTTGTTGCGAAGTTACAGCAATGGAAATTGATAATGAAAGTGGAAGCCTAAGACATGCAAAGTTAGAACAGTTCAGAGATGATATTACAATAAGAGATTGTACATGGGAAAAGGTATACGGAAAGGAGTAGACATGGATAGTTTACTAGAACAGTTACAAACAAATGTGACAACTGCGCAAGAAGAGAAGAGAAAAGAACAGCGACACAGAGCAAATTTAGCTATTGTTAATCTACAACTAAATATGATTAAAAAATCTAAGGAAGGAATAGATTATATTCGATTTAAATCTTGCCACAGTGATTGTGAGATTGCATCAGAGATTAATCGTGAAGTAGGACAGCATTTTTATGCTCGTGGATTTAAGGTGCAATTTACCATGTGTCGTGGATTTTATGAAGGTACAACTATTTCGTGGGCGAAATAATGAGTAAGGGTGAAGATTTCATTGTTGGCTTATTAAAAGAAGCTAGAATTGATTTTGAACGAGAGAAAACCTTTCCCGATTTAAGACGGAAAGATTTTCTCCGTTTTGATTTTTATTGTCATAGTGTTGATGGTGCGCCGCTAATTATCGAATATGATGGAGAATATCATTTTAAACCTATTCGAGGAAGACAAGCGCTCATGAAACAGCAAGAATATGACAGAAGGAAAAATGCGTATTGTCTTAGCAAAAAGATTAAATTGATTAGGGTTCCATTCTGGAAATTGGATACTTTAACCAAAGATAGTTTATTATACGATACAGAGTTCGTAGTAACTTCAAAATGGCATAGTGATATTCTAATGCAGACACAAAATATTAGATAGAATGTTCTATGAAACCACTTATATAGTGAAGTTACAATGGAGGTGACAAGAGTGTGCAATTTGATTTAACTACAATTGCAAGCTTTATTGTTCTTATTGGCGCGGTTGTTGTGGCAATTACAAACATAATTAAATTTATCCGGAAGCCAGGACTGCTGATTAAAAAGCGGATTAAAGAGTCAGAAGAACGAGATAGGGCACGTGCGAGAGAAGAACTACAAAAATGTAGTCATGAAATCACCAATCAGACAGTTGAACAACTCAGTCCTTTGTTAAAGCAGATAACAGACACCAATGAGAAGCAAACTAAGGAAATTTCTACTTTGAACAACAACATGGCGAAGGTCACCCAAAGTATGAACGATTTACTGAGACAGCGCATTACGGATATCTATTATAAATATCGTGATGTTAAGCGCATTCCCTTATATATTAGTGAAAATCTTCATGAATTATATAAGGACTACAAGTGTAATGGTGGAAATAAGTATATAGACAAAATATACGCTCGAATGGAATGTTGGGAAGTCTTCGAAGGGGAAGAAGTTTAAAGAAGTCAAATTTGACTTCTTT